TAAAATCACCTTTAGGAGATATAGCTGCATTTAATCTTTGTGATTGTTTAGCTACTTGTTTTCCCTCTAAATCAAGATTTTTTGCAATAGCTTTACCTTCATCAACTTTAATCTTGACTATATCTTTACCTATACTTAGGGATTTCTTTCTATTTATTTCTGCTTGTTTTTGATCTAATTTTGTTTTATCATCCATCTTCTTCAAAGCCTGTTGAACAGGAGATACTGAAGTCAGTGGATCGTTTAGTATAGCTGAAATATTAGTAGGAGATCCAATTTGACCAGGTTTACCAAATACAGGAGATCCTATGCCTGTAGATAATGCAGCCTGTTTGGATTTTTGTTCTGTTATTTTTGTCTCTGTAGTTAGTTGATTTCTTCGTAGTATTACTGCTCTTTCTTGTTTCTGTATGACTGTTTTAGCAAAATCAACTTCACCCTTCCTTGCTATGTTTATTGCATCGTCTAACTTTCTTAATTGATTTTTTACGCCAAATCCATCTTTTTCTAATTTTAATAACTGACCTTTAGTTCTTAATGCTCTATTTTCTGTGGCTAATATTGCTATCTCTTTTTTAAGAACTGCATCTGAATTGCTTAATGCTTTCTTTGCTTTAGTGTTTTGAGTTTTTCCTAAATTCTTTATTTTACCGCCAACAGTATTTAAGTCTTTAGTAATTTGGTCGGTATTCAGTTTTATATTTACTTCGTAGTCGGCTGCCACTAATTTCTTCCAAAAGTACAGATACTAAAAGTTTAGCGTACTTTGCGTGTTTGGGCTTGTCTCTTCGCTTTTTCGTAGGCTTCTTCTTCTCGTTCAGATTTAATATTAAAGTAAGCGTTCCAAGCATATAGTTCTTTTACAGACATTTTTTCTTGCAACTCTTTGTAAGTAAGTTTTAACTGTTCTGCTACAAAAAATTGTAGGTAAACAAAATTATTCTGCTTTAGCTGTGCTTTTTACGGCATCGGGGCTTTCCTCCTCGCCCATTCCTTGCATCTTTGTCATAAGGTCTAAGAGTATAGACATTGGTATTTCTCTTCTAAGGACAGGTAAATCTGCGACTGTAAACATTTTTGCACCAGACTCATCCTCTGCTTTTGTAATAACAACTTGTAATGCAAAATCAAGATTACCCTCTTCTTTACCCTTATTCATAGCTACTAATGTACTGTTTATAGTATCTCTATCAGCTATAGTAAGTGGCGACCAAAATATTTTTAATACAGGTTCCCCATCCTTAATCATAGAGTAACTACTACGTTCTTGGACACTAAAGGCGTTCTTTAGTTTGTCGATTGCTCTTTCTGGAGACATAAAAAATTGTATCTATTCTTGTAGTATATATCAAAGTTAGCCGTATGACTTTCTTACACTAAATCCTACCTGTGAGAAACCTTCATCAAGATCACCTTCTAATGCTGTTTTTAAATAAACATCGTACCAATCAGGTTGGTTAGGTGTCGGAGTTGTTTTTGAGTCTGGGAATAAATCTTCGTACTTAGTTCCATCTTCCTTGTGTCTTTTTTCATTTATTACAAAAGCTGCGTAGTCTACTTCGTTTCCTATGTATAAATCTTCACCTAGCGTAGTGGGTATCAATTCTCCCTTTTTAGGAACTTTACCACTTGACTCTGTTTCAGTATCACCCTCTCTAGGTTTAATAGCAGCTACAGGACTTCCTTTTTGTACTTTCCACGCTCTATTAAAAGTACCCGTCCAAAAAGGACTTCTATGTTGCAAAGTAAAATGAATTTCTGATGCTGCTATACTTTTGCCTATTAAGATAGCGTCTTCAAGATCAGGTATTAAATGCTTTATATCTTTACCCATTGGCACTAAAAGTACAGTTGATTACACTCATAAAATGACTTTGCTGCTCTGCTGTCACAGAGGTCGGTCCATTAATCTCTCCAACTCTGGGACTCACAGAAAAAGTATCAGTATAAGTAGAAGCATTTACAGATGTTAGTCCGTCTATCAAAGACTCAGCTATAGCCGATGCTACAGCAGTTCCTTTATTCATAGGTGTCATAACTGCACATCTTATTGTCCCTGCGTAATAAGTCTTAGCTGCACCCTGCGGTTGTGTAGTGGACTGTGTGAAGTCTAGGTTTACCATTACATATTTTTTGTTTTTACCTGGAGTAGTGAAAGGAGTATTATCAAATACTACAGTAACAGTTGGATCAGATGCCTGAACTGTATCCAGGATTGCTGTCTCAAATGCTGCTCTTGCTTTTACTAAAGTCATTAGAAGATTACATCAATACGGAACAGGTATTCCTGTCCTCCTTTTAGTGTGCGAATATCTGTTATCTTAGCTCCTCTTGTCGATCCAGAGAATGTTAAAGTTATTTCGTCTTGTAGTAGGGGTTGATTGTCGCCTATCAAGTCTGGAGTTATGTAGAGCCTCGCAACATTCTCCTGAAAACCAGATTCTTCAGTAGACTGCACAAACTCGACAGGCACTTTAATTGTATAGTTTGTGTCCACTGTTATGTACTCACCTGTTGCGTTGTTATAGCTAGATACACCCTTTCGAGTGTAAATAATTGATGAGTCTAATGCGTTCCCAAGTTGAGACACAACCTGCTTGGCAACATTTTTTAGTACTGTATCTAATTGACCTGCCATTATCCTCTAACTACCCTCATCTGAAAACTACCTGCTCCACCTAGCATATATGCTCCAAGATAACTTTGTAACCACGGGTAGACATCTAAAATATTATTGACAGAACCAGTTCCTTGACTA